ATATAATTTGCAGCTGCCTTTTGGTCTGCACCACCAAACTTTGCAGCTCCAGTAGAGGCTTCCCAAACTACTGCACGACCAAACGTTCCACCGATTTTTTTATCGTTTCTTAATACTTCTTGTAGATATTTTGAAAGTTCTTTATTTTGTTCGTCAACTTTTTTAAAGTTTTGAGTTGAGTCACTCTCTTCCCCGTCCTTTAATCTTCTTGCAAGGTCACTGGCATTAGTTGTTGTTGCAAGTTTTTCCATATGTGTATACATTTTACTAACTAATTCTTTACCAAAAGATTTGTCTTGTTCACCACAATGTGCAAGTGCAGCCTTTATCAATGCAACTGCTTCTTTCTTTTCGGGTGAGGCAAGTCTTGAACCACCTTCTTTTTTAAGTGAGATTCTTTCTTTCCATGAGGCACCAGCAATATCTGTTTTAGGTGTCTTATTACCAGCACCTTCCTTTCTCCAAATATCACCTAAACTAACATTTAATCCACCCTTTCCAGTATGAACTAATTTAGTATCCTTAACTTTTTTATTAAAATTGACTGCAACCTTTTTAGCAATTTCATGGTGCATAGGAAACTTTTTCCATGTTTCTATAACACTATCGTCTGACTTTTGTTTGTTAAGTTTATTATACTCTACAACAATTAAGTCTTCCCATTCTGCACCCGAAGGTGGTGACCCGTCTGCTTTGTAGTGTATCCAACTTGAAGCTAAAGGTGCTTCAGAATTAGTTTTTACATGTAATACTTTACCACTATCTTGACCTTGGAAGTATTTCTCTCTAGTTCCATTCTCGTCACCATAAAACAAATCGGGGTTTTTAACTGGTTTAACAATAGTGACCTTTTCCATGTCACTAAAAATACTTGATATATCTTTATTAGTTCCTTTCCATACAAAACTGTATCCAATAACATAATCGGGTTTCATTATTGAAGCCTCAGATATAACTTTAGGTAAGTCTAATTTGACACCTTCGTATGTTGGATTAGTGAACTCTGAGAATGATTTCATATTACTATTTATATTATTCTGCAATTCTCGAGAAGTTTTTATACTTTTCGAATCTGATTACGTCATTAAACTTATCATACAAAGCTTCACCTTTATGAGATATGATAAATGCATTTGTTTTCTCTGTAAGTGTATTTAAAAGTTTTAAGAAATCGTCTGTTCCTTGTGAGTCTAATGAAGAATCGAAAACTTCGTCTAAAATCAATAGGTTAGTGTTCACTGAGTTCTTCATTCTTGCAACACTTCTCCATGTGAATAGTAGTGCAAGGTCGATTCTCATTTTCTCCCCTTGTGAAAAGTTATCGTATTTGAATACGTCTCTGAATCTAGACTTGATTGTTTCTTCAAACTTTTCATTCAATTCAAAACCAACATAGAATTCTAATTGTGCAAGATACTTGTTAATTAGTTTATTCATAATAGGAACATACTGTTTGATAATCTTTTGTCTTACACCTTGGTCACGTAATAACACTTGTGCAATCTCAAAGTAGTGTCCATTTTGTGTAAGTGTTTCTTTCTTTGCATGTAGAATATCTAGTTTGTCTTCACTATCATTGATACGTTCTTGCACGTCACCATTACCAGTTCCTTCTTTTTTCAGTTCTTCTATTTCTTTCTGAATCTTCTGAACAAATTTTTGATTAGATACAACCTCTGTTTGTAGAATACCAATCTCTTTTTGAATCTTAGTTATTTCGTCTTGGATTCCGTTGATTTCTTGGATTCTATTGTTGAGTTCTTCAACTTGTAAATCGAGTTGTGACACCGCTTCCTTGATTTCTGCGACCTTATCCTGTTTTTCCTCAATGTGTTTCTTCTTGTGTTCACTGTCTAGACCCTGTTTGCATGTGGGACAATCGTCATTGTTCTCATAGAATTCAATGTCTTTAATTGCTTTCTTTCGAGCGTCCTCGAGTCTAGCTTCCATGTCAACTGTTTGTTTGAGTTTATTCTCTTTAGTATCTTTATCTGTGATGGTGGATTTTTTCTCCACCACATTTTCCGTCTTTTCATCTATGTCCCCTAAAAGTTTGTTAATATTCTCTTGAGTTTCATTAACGGTGTTCTCATATTTTTTTACTTTTGCATCACGATTATCACGAAGTGCATTAAGTTGTTCATTCAATCCATTAATTCTTTCTTCAAGAAGTTCGATTTCATGATTATTCTCTCTAACCTCAACAGTATGATTAGAAATCTTTTTCTTAAGGATATCTCCCATAGTAGAAAAGATTGATATATCCAAAAGGTCTTCTACAAGTTTACGTCTTTCAGTTGCCTTTAATTGCATGAAAGGTGTAAAGTTTGCTGACCCGAGGATTGCAACTTGAGTAAAGGAACGATAACTCATTTTGAGTATGTTCTTTTCTAAGTGTTCTTGATAATCTCTGACTGTTGCGTCTTGATTGACCAACACGTCATTGACATATAGTTCGAATTTGTTTGGTTTTGCACCACGTATAACTTTGAATTCTTTCTTACCAATAGAGAACTCTACGACTACCATTAGAGCTCCTCCATTGACAGAATTGATTAGAAGGTCTTTCTTTAGATTTCTGAATCCCTTACCATAGAGTCCAAAACAAAGTGCATCAAGTAATGTTGATTTACCAGCACCATTATCACCTAAGATAAGTGTTGTTTGGTGTTTGTCTAGTCGTATTTCTGTGTATTTGTTTCCACTGGATAGTAAGTTCTTATATCTTACCTTCTTAAAATTTATCATAGATAGTTATGTTCGTCCAAAGCCTCATTATATAAAGATGTCATAAGTTCGGAAAGTGGTTTTTTCTTTCCTTGTATCTCTAAACCGTCAATATAGTTATTTAATATAGTTAGGGTGTCTTCAATATCTTCTATATCATCGTCACCATAAAAATCCATGTGTTTGTTGTCGTCTACAACTGCAACGTGTAATGGATTTGCAGAATGTAGTTTATCTAAGAATGTATCAAACCAATATGGATTCTCTTTATTAACTACAATAACTTTTACAAACTTACCAGTGTATTTTGTATAATCTGCATTACTAATAGTTTCAAAAGTTTCTTTCTCGTCATTATAGAATGATTTTTCAAACATAGTGATTGGATTTAAAACTGGTGTTAACTCTTGTGTATCAGTATCAAAGATATGGAAGTATTTGTTATCTCCATAATCTGACCAAGTAAATTGCATTTGAGACCCAAGATATCTGATATTTGCAAATTCAGATTTTTGGTGGAAATGACCACTCAATACTTTCTCAAATCTTTTTACATAAGAATGGTCTAGTCCGTGTTGACACGTCATGCCTGGCATCATAAGAGCTCCTTCAAACTCAAAGTGACCCATACACCAACTTGCATTTGCACTCATTAAGAAGTCAACTGCGTCTGCATAGTTTTCGGGATTAATCCATGGAACAAGTGCAATGTTAAATCCGTCATATTCTTTGACTTCACATTCTTGAATGACATTTACATTTTCTTGATTATATAATAACAACTCGGGTGAGTTTACTTCGTTAGTATTCTTATAATAAGTATCATGATTACCAAGAATCAAATCCATAGTAATACCCTTTTCATTCATAGGTTCTATGAAATGTTTGATATTTGCTTTCATAGAAGCAAAGTTTATATACTTTCTCCTATCAAAGTAATCACCTAAGTGAATAATATGATTGATTCCGTTTTCTTCCAAATAGGGGAAGAACACTTCATTGTAGAATCTTCCTTGGTAATTTGACATTTCTATCATATCACCTCGGACACCACAATGGGTATCATTTAGTAATGCAATTTTCATTCAGTAAATTTTTCTAAGTTAGTTGTTTTCTTTTTTGTTGTTTTTCTTGACTTTCGAGGTTCATAGTCGACACGATTCATATTCTCTTGCATCCATTCAACATTAGTGTTGATTAGGGTTGGGTCATGAGCACCGTCTATAGTATTAAATGCATCAGTAATCATACCAGCTGCGTCTGTTGCCTGTTGTTTTATGAAGACTTGTTTTTTCTCCTTTTGGATTCGTCTTAGGAAGGCATAATAACAGATTTGAGTGATATATGCGAATGCATTATCTGATTTCTCTCTGTTGAAATTTCCGATATACTGAATACAATTTTCAATTGCATCACATATCATTTCATCTCTATATGTGTAGTTGATAAAATTAGGACGAGTCGATAATCGAGTCGCAATCTTATAGATACATTCACCAATGTATTCTGTCATTTGAGGTTTGACCTTACCTTTTTCTTCTGCAAGTTTACATGAAATGTTATACTCGGAGACTGCTTGAGTGAACTCTTTGTTATTAACGTAGTGTTCATTTTGTTTTTTAGTAGTCATGTATCTATTATACACAAAAATCCTTATATTGTAAGGGGGTTTTTAAGTATTTATTTTTTTGGATTATTTGAAGAAACCCACTAGACATGTGGGAAATCTATGATAAAATAACTATGTCCCAGCGGGGATATATACTAATAAGAGATGATATCTTTAACTCTACTCTTTGATAACGTTTGTATTTCTACTGCACGACTCATTCTATCTATCTCACCAACGGCAAGATAAAACATGCATAAACTTAAAGTTGTTCCTATTATATAGTGTTTCATACGAATTGATTTATTATCCAAAATGAGAGTATCATAAAACCGAAAACGAGGACTTGCACAACTGACATTACTGCAACTTGTTTCATAGGGTGAACTTCGACAATTTTCTCAACTATAGATTCACTAGGTGAGAGATTTACAACTTGCAGAGCTTTTCTTTCAAGACTCATTTGTTTTCCTTTTGTAATTTTCTTATATTCATTGCAGCGTTCAAATCTTCTGCACTGTAGATTGCCATACGTAAATCATGCATAGGTGCATACTTCAAGTATAGATAAGATATGATAACACTGAGAGTAGATATTATGAAAAATTCCATTAAGATATTCCTGTAATTGATATAACGGACACCATGAAGATAGCCACAAGTGTGGTTATCTCCAAAGTATCTCTTAGTTTTTCGAAGTTCATACGAATGTCATAGATGATGAGAAATACATCACTATAAATGGTAGTAAGAACGGAAGAGTCATCAGCACTAGAAATTCGATAGTGTCAACCAGTTTTCTCTTTACGGGTCTAACTTGGTGGTTGACTTCTCTAGCTTTTCGCACCATGCTCTTCGCAAAAAAAGTTGCTGTGGTCATGGTTTTCCTAAAATTAAGTTATAAGTATTTTGTATAAGTATTTATAAGTCTAAATTATACGCACTTATTTAGACAAAAAGAAATCCTAATGAATCTTTTTTGGGTCTTTCGGTGGGACTGCAGATTCGAACTCACTCTCTGCAAGTTCTTCAAAATAATCATCAAACAAATCTTCTTCTTTAACATTTTTAAGAATAGAATCAACTGCAGCTTTCATGTATTCTTTTGAGGCACCTTTCAAATCATTTGTTAAAGGTATGGTTCCTTGTTCTACCATTTCTAACCACCTTGCAGAGGCTTCGTCATAAAAAGGAATGAACTGTTTATTCATACTACTTCTATGTAATACTTCCGTAAAAGGTATCATTATTATAGGGTCTTCACTCAAAGGTGCATAAGGATAGAAGGTTGCAAGTGTTGAATTGATTGGTTGTTGAACTGATAAGTGACATATCATAGGAAGTGTGACACTGATACCTTCTGTTGTTTCCCTAACCATACCAACAATCTCTGAACCAGTCTTCAGTTTAACTACTTCGTATTTTTGTTTTAGTAAATCTTTGGGTGTTGCCATTAGTCTAAGTCGAATTGTTTTATCTCGTAGGAAAAGTTTTCCTCGTTATAGATATTTATTCTTTCTTTTAAGTGACCAAGTGTGAAATTATCACATTGCAAATCGTCTGCAATATCAAATAATCTCATCTTTTCTTTACCCTCAGTCTTTCTTAGACCACGACCAATAGATTGCAAGTTTCTGATTCTAGATTTAGAAGGACTTGCAAAAACTACATTATCAATTTTCTTTATATTAACTCCAGTAGAAAAAGTTCCGTATGACGCTAGTATGACACTATCGTTAGATTTTTCTACCACCTCTCTGACTGTTTCTCTATCTTCTGTATCTGTTCCACCATAGACATAATGTAAGTCTTCTACTCTTCCGTCTAACATAGGATATAAGACTTCACCATGTTTTTCTACGTATTGAAACAACACAAGTGTATTACCTTTTAAACTTGCAACTAAATTTGTTATGAATTTATTTCT